CAATAGGAATGTTACATAATCACGCACACTACCAAATGAGCAATGATCCCGATGCATATGTATTTCAATGGTGTAAAGCAAATCCGGAACGATGCACTTATAGGCAAAAATAACTGAGGAATATTAATGATTAGTCCATACTATATTGAAGCACCAATTACTCAAAGAAAAATAGAAGTTCCTGAAGAAATATTATATTACTGTGATGATTTTACATATGATGCTGATAGAGATGATCTAAGGTATATTGATTGTGTGTATATGCATATGGGTGAATATGGAAATGATCCAAAAATGCTAGAAGAATTGAGAAAAACAGTAAGACCTATTTTTGAATGATGAAAAAGAAAATTAAAAGAGCAGTAAAAGAGTTTTTTAAACCAAGTATGAAACACGAATGTGCAAGTCTTCAAGATCAATTGAATTCTCTTCAATCTAAGTTTAATGATTTGGAGAATGATCATCTTGATATAATGCGTGAAATGCAAAATCTATATAATTTGATTGGTAAGCAAAACTCTAATCAGAATAATTGACATCAATTTATTGATGTGATATTATACATATATCTTCCTTTAAAAGAATGGCACTATCTAAAAATACACTTGATCATTTATGTGACGCAGAATCTCACATTAGAGCAGCAATTAAATCTGCTGCTGTAAATGAGAAACCTCTGGTGGTCAAGCAACTGTCAGAAATTCTTATGAATATGGAGCAAACTAAAAAGTTTGATGAAATTATGGATATGTTAGATAGTAGAGATCCTGGAAGTAGAGGTCAGTACGGTACGTTTTTTAACGATGAAGATTAATCTTTGGTACTCTAAGAGTATGAGTCAATGGAGATGGACTCTCTGTGAAGAATTTAAAAATGGTGTTACGAAAGTAGAACAACATGCCGGACAACGTGAGAAATTGCGGGATGCAATGAATGATGTTGCCAATACGGTAGAGTATATGCTTAACGAGAAAAAATAAAGAAAGTTATGAAAATGTGGGAAACAAAATGCGTTGAGTGTGGTAAAATGATTCCTGCAAATGAATGTCCTCAAGTTGGATGTTATGATCCATCCGTAAAAAAATATAAAAATTCTTTATGCAAACCATGTTGGATTAAAGTAGTTCGACAGTATAAATAACTGAAAACTGAAGACGTATAAAGAATTATACAATGGAAAATATAAAGATTAGGTGTCGTTCCTGTGGAAAGGAATTGGAAGGACACCCAAGTAAGACAGTTTGTTGTGGTTGTCCGAATATGACAACCATTCGTGGTGATAAGATTTCGGCAGTTGATCTATCGAATGTCGTTATGTTAAACTCTCACTATCCTAAAAATAAAAAAGAAGTTCTTTCATCGGAAGATATCTTATGGCAGGAACAAAGAAAGCAACGTAAAGTTCGTAAAATGAATTTTGAGGTTAGATAGGTTCTAGATGGCAGTTGTCATTATATCGAGCATATTGGAATCCATCGTCAAATAGTTCACCAAAACCAAACCTTCTAGCAACGATTGATCGTTGTCTTTTTCCTACAGTTAAAGATGATTCGGTAAATCCTTCATCAATCTTTGGTCCGTGAGGTTTTGCTGCTAATATATCACCAGGGTTTGGTACTTCGTCTAGCACACCATTTGAAAGATGTTTATGTGTGTATAGTATGAAGTGATGCAATATCTTCCGTCTTTCTTTTAAGGAGAATTCTGATGGTTGTTTGGTATATTTGACTTCATAACCAACTTCTATCAATCTTGTTTTCTCATGAAAACGAATCTTTTTAGCAAGTTTTTCAATTTTATTCTCTAAATCTAAATCATCATAATTGTCTAAAAATTCTAACCAAAGATAACTTTTTTTATTTTTGTATACTATAAGAAAGGTATAGATTGCCATTGCACCATCTGTGCATTTAAAATTTGTTTGTTGATATTTTTTATCTTCTTTGTCATAAATGGGCATTGTATCTTCGTACCCAAGTTTGACGAGAAGGTTTTCAAATATGAGTTCTTTCTTCACTTGACAAAATGTTTGTTGCATATTATATTATAGCATATTCTCTCCGTTTTTTGTTGAAATCTTAACAAATTTTGTATCGTTTGGGTAAAAACTATTATATCTAATAAGTATCCCTAAATGAATAAAACAATGGATAAAACATCCTACGAAAATTGGGTGAAAGTCAAGGAAGCATTAGAAGAATCGGGAAATATTGAAAACTTTTATTATAAGCGAGCTTGTGCTATAGTGGAGGGACAACCCGATCCTATGGACAGTGTTGGAAATGGTTCCCCGAATGAATGAGATCAAACCTGATCACTACATAACAAAGGTTGAGTGCCAAGAGATGATCGATGCAGCAATCCGTAAACATAACCGTAACGCCTCAATTATTTCTATGTGCGTCGGTTGGGTAGTTCTTGCCCTTTTTGCGGAAGGTTTGCTTCGTCTCATTGGAGTAATTGAACCTATTTTTCCTTGGCTTAAAATCACACTTTAATAATCATCAATGAAAATATTTTTAGACACAGCAGAAGTTCCTACTATTGCAGAAGCATTTACTACGGGACTAATTGACGGTATTACAACCAATCCTACCCTCATTATGAAATCTGGTAAAGATCCTGAAGAGGTCTATCAAGAGATCAAAGATATTGGTGTTCGAGACATCAGTATGGAGGTGATGGGTAACTGGACTGAAATGCTCCAAGAGGGTCGTCGTCTTCATAAAAAGTTTGGCGATGTTGCTACAATTAAAGTTCCATGTACTAAAGATGGTTTGGCAACGTGTCGCTATCTTGCTTCTGATGGCATTAGAACAAATGTCACACTTATATTCTGTGCTGCTCAGGCAATTCTTGCTGCTAAGGCAGGTGCTACTTATGTGTCTCCATTTGTGGGACGCCTTGATGATCAGTCTATCGCTGGTTTAGAAGTTGTGCGTTCTATCACAGGACTATATCAGATTCATGGTATCAGAACTCAAGTACTGTCTGCATCTATTCGTAATGTGCAACGTGCTGTTAGATCCTGGTACAACGGTGCGCAAATCGTAACAATGCCGCCAAAAGTATTTGAACAGATGTATGATCATATTCTTACCGACAAGGGTATGGATATTTTTGAAAACGATTGGTCTCAAGTAAAAGGAGGAGAAGTATGAGAGTAGGAATGATTGGTCTCGGTCGTATGGGTGAGGGTATGTCTCGCCGTATGCTGAAAGCAGGCATAACAGTCTGGGGGTATCAAAAAAATTATGACAGAGCACAAGAGACATATGAAAATGGATATGTTACTGGCGTTACTACCAATCTTAAAGGTCTTGTCAATCAAGTAAAAACAGTAGAGACTATCTATGGTGAAAAATCTGGAGAAGCAATCTATACAAAACAACCAGGCATCTTTCAAATTGCACTCCCAGAAGTAAGCGTAGAGGACACACTTGATGAGTTACTACCTTTACTTGAGGAGGGTGATATTATTATTGACTATAGCAACAGTGACATAAAAAAATGTCAGGAACTAGAGAAGTACTGCTCTAAGTTAGGTATCTCATATATTTTCTCTGGAGTATATGGAGCACCCTATGCTGTTGATGCTTGCTCTAAAATTTTTCAATGTCTATCCGCAAGCAATATTGAATGACTTTATCTGATGTCTTACTTTTCGGATCACTACCCTTTCTATGTGCCACCATCTATTTCGGGTACAGAAAAGGTGAAAATATCTATTATGAAAGTGACAAATATGACGGAAACGGAACAGCACATCCAGTCTTATTTGAAAAGACCACCTGCGAAAGGAGGGAATCCGCAAATGGATCAAGAAAAAATTAAACATAGATATGGATTTGCTATGTCTGCATTTGCGAGGATGTATGGAGTTAGAGCAGTTAATAGTTCAGAATCTCTACATAAATTTTGTATGAAGTGGGCAGAATCTGAGGAGCAGACTCCGACAGGAATACTAACAGAAGTTAATTTTTACTTCAAAGATAGATGGGAAATCTGGGGAGATCGATTATGAACAAACTACCAAAGTCAATTGGTCAGTTTCCCAATTGACCTTATTGACAAAAAATCTCACCTCTTATATAATATGAGGGTAAACCAAAAACGACAATGGCACTGACTGAAAAATTTAAGAAAGACATTAGCACTCTTAGTGCTGCTGCTTCTGGAGAAATTTTCCTTGATGTAAAGAATCCAAAACTTTTCAAAAAGGTACGCCGATTCTATGAGAAATCTGGATCTGTGTTTTCGGGAGAACCACTTGATGATTATGAAATGTTGATGGAACTCATCTACAAAGATCTTGAAACTGTTGAGGTTGCACAATGAACGTTGTATATAAACCAACTGTTCTTCTTGAGAGATCTCCTTATCGTTATATCCAAGTTGGCACTTTGGAAATCAATGGTAAACCAGATTGTCGCATTCAAAAATCAGATTCATATACCGGTCGTTATCGTGATATGTATCTTTGTGATAATGAATTGCAATTGATGACTGCTATGGAGGATTTTGAATATACCAAATGGTTAGATCCAGATGGTGTTCCTTGTTATGTTAGAGACTCGGTATCGTCTCAAAACTAGACCTGGTGGAGTCATTATGACCCTCTTATGAGTTTACGGCATCTCTCAAATGCCGTTGGTGCGGGTGGGTTACTACTGTCCAGTTTCTTGCTTCTGGTCAAAGAGCAAGTGGCGTGCATGGCAAGACCTTATGAGGAGAGTTGCATAAACTCTCCTTTTTTAGTATAATGTAGTGAAACACAATCTATAGATGGCAAAGGTAGCATTAATTACTGGTATCACAGGACAAGATGGATCATACCTTGCCGAACTTCTCCTTGAAAAAGGTTATGAAGTTCACGGTATTATCCGTCGTGTTTCTATGATCAACACTCATAGGATTGATCAGATTTATGATCATTCGCAATTGACATTACATTATGGTGATCTAACTGATTCCACTAACTTGGTGAGAGTTATTCAGCAAGTTAAACCAGACGAAATTTATAATCTTGGTGCTCAGAGTCACGTCAAAGTATCATTTGAAATGCCAGAATATACTGGTGACGTTGATGCTATGGGAACTCTCCGTGTTCTGGAAGCAGTTCGTCTTCTGGGTATGGAGAAAGATGTCCGTATCTATCAGGCATCTACTTCCGAACTTTATGGGCTGGTGCAAGAAACTCCTCAGAGTGAAACTACACCATTTCACCCACGATCTCCATACGGAGTAGCAAAATTGTATGGATACTGGATTATTAAGAATTATCGTGAAGCATATGGTATGCATTGTAGTTCTGGTATTCTTTTTAATCATGAGTCACCACGACGCGGTGAAACTTTTGTGACTCGTAAGATCACTCGTGGTCTCTCTCGCATCTCTGTGGGTCTCCAAGACTGTCTTTATCTTGGCAATCTCAATGCGATGCGTGACTGGGGACACGCTAAGGACTATGTGGAAGCAATGTGGTTGATGCTTCAGCAAGATGAACCAGATGACTATGTGATTGCAACTGGAGAACAGCATTCAGTTCGAGAGTTTGTAGAGAAGTCTGCAGACTACTTTGGTATGAATATTGAATGGATGGGTGAAGGACTGAGTGAAGTTGGATATGATTGGAATACTAAGCGTCCAGTCATCAAGATAGATCCTAAGTACTTTCGTCCTGCAGAAGTAGAGTCCCTCCTTGGTGATCCTACAAAAGCAAAAGAGAAACTTGGATGGGAACCAAAGACTACATTTGATCAACTTATTGAGGATATGGTTCTTTATGGACAGTAATAGTAAAGTTTATGTCGCAGGTAATACTGGATTGGTAGGATCTGCAATTGTTCGTATGCTTCATATGAAAGGGTATACGAATATTTTTTCAACACCATCAAAACATTTTGATCTTCGTCGTCAAGTTGATGTTGAAAGGTTTTTTGAAATCAACGAACCAGAATATGTTTACCTTGCTGCGGCAAAAGTGGGAGGGATTGGTGCAAACAAAGATTATCCTGCACACTTCATCTATGATAATCTGATGATTCAGTCGAACATCATTCATACCGCACGTAAGTTTGGTGTTAAGAAACTCTTGTTTCTTGGATCTTCCTGCATCTATCCAAAGATGTGTGAACAACCAATCAAAGAAGAGTACCTACTGACAGGTCCTTTGGAACCAACTAATGATGCTTATGCTATTGCTAAGATCGCTGGCATCAAGATGTGTCAGGCATATCGTAAGCAGTATGGATTCAATGCAATCTCTTTGATGCCTACGAATCTCTATGGTCCTAATGATAACTTCGACCTTGAAACATCACACGTTCTTCCAGCAATGATTGCCAAGTATCATCACGCAACTGTTGATGGATATACTGTTGATATGGGTGGTCCTTGGTGGCCAGATGTAAATCTTTGGGGTGATGGTTCTGCAAGACGTGAGTTTCTTCACGTTGATGATTTAGCAGATGCTTGTTTTACTGCTATGCTCAAATATGATAGTCCAGAACCTCTTAATGTTGGAACTGGTGAAGATGTTACCATCAAAGAATTGTCAAAAATGATTTCTAAAGTTGCAGGATTTCCTGGATTTACAAACTGGGATACAACTAAACCAAATGGTACACTACGTAAAGTGTTGAATGTAGATAAAATTAAGTCTCTTGGTTGGGAACCTAGTATCAGTTTGGAGGATGGAATCAAATCCACCTACGAATGGTACAAGGATATGGTATAATTACATTATAAAGGTATAAACAATGACCGAAAGTATTACAGTTGTTCTCTCTGGTTACAAACGCCAGAACCTGAAAGAACAAGTTGAGGCAGTTAACAATCAGTCTGTTCCAGTAAAAGAAATTTTTTATTGGCAGAATACCACTCCTGGATTTAATTATGATGAGGATACTTATTGTGAATTGAACTCTGCGTTGAGTAACTATAATTATGGTGTATGGGCTCGATTTGCTTATGCTTTGAATGCAAAGAGTGATTACGTCTGTGTCCTTGATGATGACACAATTCCAGGTGAGATGTGGTTAGAAAACTGCCTTCAAACTTACAAGACTCATCCAGGTCTGCTTGGTGGTATTGGTCTTCGTTTCAAGAATGGGCAGTATGAATTGGATAAACTTCCTGACGGTAAGTATGCACGTTATGGTTGGGACAATGTGAATCCAGATGTCTATGGAAACAATGAAGAAGTTGTTGAAGTGGACATTGTAGGACACTCTTGGTTCTTTGCTAGAGATCTTTTGTCAGTTATGTGGAGAGAACTACCTGCAGAGCACTGGTCTATGCTGTGTGGAGAAGATATCCACTTCTCTTATATGCTTCAGAAATACACTGATCTGAAGACCTATGTTCCACCACATCCAAAGGATGATACCCGTATGTGGAGTAGTCTTAAGGCAATTCAATATGGTGCAGATCAGTATGCAACTGCATATGAAACTCTAGGCAGTGGTGAAATGAAGAAGTATCTTCAGCACTGTGTCGATAATGGTTTTGTTCTCTACCGTGATCGAAAATGAGATTAATTGCTCATAGAGGAAACATCAATGGTCCAGATCCTGAGAATGAAAACTCTCCCAAGTATATTGAGAGTGCTATCAAGCAGGGATATGATGTTGAAATCGATTTGAGAATTGGTCTGGGTTTACAACTAGGGCATGATAAATCTCAATACCTCATTGATAGTAGTTGGTTGAATGCATTTAAAAGTAAACTTTGGATTCACTGTAAAGACTTTGCTACTCTCACATACTGTACTGAAAGAAAGTTTATTGGATTCAATTACTTTTGGCATGAAGAAGATGCCTATACTCTTACCAGTCAAGGATATATCTGGACTTATCCTGGTAAAAACGTAAGTAAAAATTCAGTTCTGGTTGATCTAGAAGGTGTAAATAGAGAAGCGGACTGCTATGGTATTTGTAGCGATTATGTAGGCAACTTAAAATGAAAAATGTAGCATTATTCACCTGGACAAACACTGAATATGAGGATGTGTTTCCAGTATATTTTGGGGGTATTGAAAAATACTTTCCGCAAGTAGAAAAAAGTTATGTTGCTATTAACTCCCTTTCGGAAGTTATTGGCGATCAACATCTTCAACTTGTAAATGATGAGAAAAACTCATATGCTGAAAGAATTCTTGGTTGCCTTGATGCAATAGATGAAGAATATGTCATCTATGCTCAAGAAGACTTTATGCTGTATGATAAAGTTTCAACTAGAGAGTTTAATAAGGCACTGAATTTTTTAAAGAAAAATGATGAGTTCTCTTGTGTTAAACTACTTCGGTCTGGTGCTGATACTCTTGAAGAAAAGTTAGCGACTAATATTTACAAGAGTTGTGATTATTATTCGGCAGTTCATCAGGTATCTATTTGGAAGAAAGATGACCTTATTAAAATCATTAATCTTCTCA